GCATTGATTCTGTCTAGATCTAGGGGTTGTTGGTTTGCTTTAGGGTTTGGCATAGCACCTCGCAATATTCCTTTGAGTGTACCCTTGCTAGATACTATTAATCAATGTGCAAAGCTCTTCAACCGTTAACTCAACCTGCTCAGGCTTTATGGCTGATTCAGGGATCTTCTTACCAATCAAGTCCTCAGCATCAAACAGCACCTCAATGAATACCAGTGAGTCAAGCCCCAAGTCAGATACCCTAGCATCTGGCGTTATATTGTTTGGGTTGATGTTGTACTTGTTAACCAGTAAATCTTTAAATTGGTCGAATGTAATCATTTAGTTCCTTTTGGGTGGGGTGGTTCACATAAAGCAGTGTTTGTTACCAATTCGACTCTTAAACCATAAAAAATGATTGTTGAACGATGATGTGGCGCTAACCCACAACTCCACCCCATCGCTATCATACCGCATATGGATTGACCCTTGGTTGGGGGTTGGCATCAATGTAATCTTCCTCATCGTAGTCTTCACGTGGAGGTGGATCAATGTTCAGGAATCCTGCGTCTCTAAGCCATCTAAGAGCCTGTGTGAGCGAATCAACGTAATCGTCATGTGTTGCGTCAGGGAACGCACAGATCTGGCTTATAGCCCCTTCTGCCCAGTCCCTTACATATCCTTTGTTCATGCTTGACTCTGGCACCCAAACCCTACCTGCCCGTATGATATTGGCAACAATTGATAACCGCTGAACTTTGTCTGCCTTGCCTGGGTTGTAGCTTTGTACGGGTAACTGTGCCCTTTGCAAGTCTTGGATCAAGCTGATGCCTGCGGCTTTGTCCTCCACCAGAATCATCTCAACTCGCTTCTTATCCTTGCCCTCACCGTATACAGTCTCAAACTCATCCATCACCTTGGGCTTGAGATCTGGGTATTGCAGGTGGTCTTGCCAGGCATCGAGGATGAGCACTGACATCGGACCATCCATCGGTTTGAATACACCGAAAGTGATACACGCTGTTGGGTCATTGTGCGCCTTCTCAGTGAATGCACAGTCATAGCTTTGCAAGATGAACTCAAACTTGGGCAGAGGCATTGGCTCACCCTGAGAGTTGTAGGCAGGGAATAGTTTGAACCATTTGCGCTTGACGATACCTGTTAGCTCAGGGTCTAAGATCTCAGCCAACACCTCCTGGCGATACAGTGCAGACTCAGGGTCGTACTGCTCGATCTGCTTGCGGAAGTTTGCTGATAGGTTGTCAATGTTGGCGTAGGTGGATGCTGTGGTCAGGGCTACATCACTCCCGTTTCTACCTACCAGATCAACAATCAGATCTTTGGGCTTGGGCGTTGTCGTACATACAACTTGGGTCTTGTCTCCCAAACGGATGGAGAAGCTGAGCAGATCCCAGGCTTCCTGTAGATAATCCCACGCCGCCAACTCATCTAGCCATCCACCGTGGAACTGTGGCCCCCTGAAGCGCTCAGGCTCCGATGCGGGTATGCCTTTGATGATTGAGCCGTTGATCAGGGTAATCTCGTTATCGTCCTTCAGGTGCTTCTTAATCAAGATCTGAGGTATGACGTTGGTCAGTCCTGAGTCACCCATAAAGCACACATCCTTCAGGTCTGAGTGTGTTGGCGCTCCAACTAGCCACCGAGTCTTGGGATTAGTCCAAGCCTTCCAGAACGTCCACTCTGCCGCAAGCCTAGTCTTCCCTGCGCCCCGTCCACCGAGCACCATCCAAATAGACCAGTCCCAACTCGGGGGAACCTGGTGATCATGGGCAATACTCAGCCACTTGATCCTTGCGGCGTAAGCCATCTGCTCTTCAGGTGGGAGTACAGCGAAGTGAGCCTTCACCTCGGGGTCGGTCAATATCTCTATGACCTCATCAAGATCCTGCATTCGATGCCTGTTTTTTAAGGGTCAAATGCTCAACCACTGTATCCATTGCGCTCTTGGCTGTAACGACAATCTCGCTTTGCAGTGGGTTTTCCTTATCCCCTGCAATCGTTGTCCTATCCCCATACTTCTTAGGCTTGAGCTTCATAGCCGTCCATTTACGGGCATCTATGCGGTTTCTTTGCCATTGGATGTAGGAGTTGCTCAGTTCCATCCTGATTAGCTCACCAGTCCTGCGGTCAATCACTGGCTCTGTATCTGGGGTTTCGTCAGCTATTTGGAGGATCTCATCAGCAATGGTGTCGGCTTGATCTTCCCGTGCACGTGCGTATTGCTCAGCAAACTCTGGATGAACAATCAACCACTCATAGATCGTAGCCTGACTTGGGAACTTTCCTATCTTCTCATCCGCCTTCAGGATTTGTCTAACACTCATACCATTACTGATGAGGGTACAGATCTCTGCCGCTATTTGGGGCGTATATTTTGTTGGGCGTCCACCCTTGTTCTTGGGCTTTTCGGTTACGTTATCCATATTATTCCAATGTCGAACCAAGTTAATGCCTGTATTGTATATCAGGCGTTCTGGATTCGTCTATCCATGCGCCTTATTGTGGCTTTGTGCTGATCGTTCTCTATCTTCAGCGCTCTTACTTGGGCGTTCAGATACTTCATCCTGGCGCTTACATAGTCCAGATAGTCATTCATCTGTTGGAAGTCGGATTCAGTCTTTTGGGGATCGTCCATTAACTTCTTTGTGGCTGTTGTTTTCTTTGTTGCCATCATTAACTCCTAGTTATAGTTGTTGATGTCCTGCCTTGAACATTAACGCAGGTTACCAGTCTCAGGCTTTCGCCACACCAACAAGAATGAGGACTGTAGGTACGACCTGCACGTTACTTTAACTTCCCTGCATAGCCCTTTCGGGAGGTGGGAAAGCCTACAATCCTCATACTTGTTAGCTGTTGGCGGTATTAAGGATACTCATTTAATGCCACAGACCTTCAGCTTGGACACCAACAAATAAGAAGACTAGATCATTGTCACCTTGTGCACAGGCTCCTCCCCAATCTTCTTACTTGTTGTCAGGCACTTGTGCGCCTGATCCTTATCCCAACTCTCTCCACAGTCTGTACACCTGTAGATCACACCCTCTGTTACTTTAGTTACCCCTCTCTCTAAGTAGCGGCCTAGGAAGGTTCTGATCTTCTCTACGGGCATACAATTCTCTGTAAGTAATTATAGCTACATTCCATAACCCGATGCCAACTAGCATTCCAAACACAAATATCCAGACTTCAGTCATAGTCATATCCAGTTACCAAGCAAAGGATAAAGTCAATTATCAGCAATATTGCCATGATGGGTAGTACAGTCATTGCAAGATTAAATAAGAGGTCACGCATCAAGTGTCTCCTTGAGGTTATCTACCAACTGCTGATTGGCTACCCAATAAAGGATAGGCATCTGAGCATTTGGCATATAGAATTTTACCACGATTGAGTCATCAATGAGTAAATTTTGAAAGCCTTTTGCACCTTCTTCAGTCTCAAATATTCCGCCAATCATTGCTATATCTTTCATGTGTTTTTCTCCTTGAGTTTGGCTTCGATGGCCTCCAATGTTGATGCGGCAACACGGTGAAACCCAATAGGCGTATATGGATACCAATGCAACACCCAGACGCTATCTTCCGCTACAGCCTTATGCCATTCTTCTGGTGAAACAAAAAAGTCGGCTTCATAAAATTCTTCAACAGTTTCGTAAACATCACGGTGTTCATTGTGACTCAGATATAAACCACATTTGTGTTCTGGTAACCAGTTCATGTGTTCTTTTCCTTAAAAAATTCGTTAAAAACTTTTGCACATATTTCATCCCATCTATCTTGCGAATATTTTTTATTTGCAATGTCTTCATCTTCAGTCACAGGTATCCAATTGTCATTTTCATATTTATACCACCAAGGTTTACCGTCTTTATTCCCCAGAAACAACATGGTTCTTATCCTTTAATTTAGCTTTTCTTTCTTTGCTAATAAAATGCGTGGTCAAAATAAAACCAAGCAAAACGCCATCAACAATACTTAACCCAATGATTAAAAAAATTTGTCCGTATGTAAATGTAATCATGTGTTCTTATTCTTTAATTTAGCGGGGTCGGTTGAAAATTTAACATCACCAGTGGCAACCCAATAACCCTCCCTGTAGCCTTCATAGTGAGCAAGCCATATCCCATTAAGAGCATCTTCAGTCATATGATCAACTTCTTTTTTATTCATCAGCCCGATGTAAGCAAGTTTGCGGTTGGTTGCATACCCTGCCGCATCTTTGTGAAGTAATTCTGCGGGTGTCATGTGTTTTTCTCCTTCAACTTAGACTCTATTGCTTTAAACAAATCTCTTAAACTGTCGCCTTCTTCCCAATCAATATCATCTTCATCAGTTAACCCTACCCATTCTTTAGAATGAGTATAGAGAGGCACTCCAGCAGACCCGTCTGTGACTTCTCGCCAAATGCCATCGGTAAACTTTGCAAACTTACCCACAGGCTCACCTTGCTCTTGCTTTGGAAACGCTCGTGCACCACCTCCACAAATCGGACAATCAATTTCTTGCCATCCAAGTCTTGCTAACTGCTCACCCTGCTCTTGTGTTACTTCTTTATTCATAGTACCCCCTAGTCATTAGTCCCATAAACGCATAGATCAATAGTGC